GGAGGAGCTGGTGGTGGAATGGGTGGTGCAATGCGTAGCCTTGGTCAAAGCCTTAAAGGTTTACTAAAAACATTGGGTATAATTGCCATAGTAATAAAAGCTTTTCAGGCACCATTAGCAATGATTGGACAAATGATGTCAATATTAGTTATGTTCTTTAAACCTCTTAGTGATGTTATAGTTTGGTTCTTAAAACCTGTATTATTACAATTAATGAAAGGGCTAATAGCTTGGTTACAGTTATGGAATATGTTTAAAGAAAGCAACTTTGGAGAGACATTAAAAAAGATGGTGGAGTTGTTAGGTATAGCCTCTATTAATCCTCAAGTAGTTAACGATTGGATAATGGGTTTTAATGATAAAGCAAAAGAAGTTATTGCTGAAGCTATACTTTGGCTTGGTGAAAAACTTAATACTTTCTTTTTCGAAACTCTACCAGGTTGGATAGTGTCAGCTTTCAACTGGGCAAAAGAACTTTTCTTAGCAATTGGTGGATGGATTAACGAAAACATTTTACAACCTTTGATGGAACTATGGACAGCTTTCGTGGATTGGTTTGGTGAGACTGTGGTTGAACCTGTAAAGGAGTTATGGGCTGAAGTGGTTGAATGGTTCGTGGAAAACATAATTGACCCCATAAAAGAATTATGGCAAACTATTGTGGATTGGTTCACTGAACACATTATCGACCCTGTAATGGCAGCATGGCAAACTATAGCTGACACATTTACAATTAACATTATTGACCCTATTAAAGTTGCATGGGCAGCATTGGTAGATTATGTTGATGGTTTAATCCAAAAAATCATTGGATGGTTTGATACAGTTAGGTCAACTTGGAGCACAATTAAAAGTGCTTTAGGTGGTGGTGATGAAGAAAATGTTGGAGATGCACTTATCACTTCAGATGGTAAGGTAATCAAGTTTGACCCTAATGATGATATTATGGCATCCAAGAATGGATTCCAAGGTATGGGTGGAGGAACTAATGTTACAGTTAACATTAGTGCTTTGGATGCGAGTTCAATCAGTTCAACTTTAGTTAACGACCTTACAATGAAAATATCAGAACAATTAAAGCGAGAGTTATCAGGAAGAAGCTCTTACGGGATAGGTATATAATATGGCAGCACCAACTTTAAACTCTTTATCATTAGGAAATGTAAGTTCAATCAGTTATTCAAAAAATGCAAACATTATGCCTTTGGCAATGCCTGGGCAAGATAGTGACCAAACATTTGTACTAGACTTGTTTGGCGTTGAAACTATCATATCTGTTAGTGGAACATTCACAGGTGCAACTACTGCGGCAGTTAAAACTCAAGTTGATGCTATAATGGCATTGGCAAATGGAGCACAGACAGGTACAGTTGCATTTGATACGGATGAGTTGGGTGATGGTCACGGAGGGGCAGGTTCAATACAAGTTATGATTGGTGGTATTGATGTAACATGGGATCCACCAAGTAATAGAGCAATGTATGTGTTAAGACTAACTGAAGGAACTGCAACATAATGGCAAAGATACAAACTTACATAACAATCGGAGGAGTGGATGTAACATCAAGTTGTTTTAAGTGGACTTTCACTGACACTTACGGTCAAGAGATTCCTGAGATGACTCTTACTATGTCATGGCAAGTTTATGATACTTTGACACCTGAAAATGGTGATGAAGTTATAGTTAAGAGAGGTCCTACTACTGGACAAGAAAATAATGTGTTCCGTGGTAATGTTGATATTGTTAACAAGAATAAACCTTTTGTTGAAATTATTTGTAAGGATAAGTTGATTGCTTTAGTTAGGAAATCTGTTAACACTTCTTTTGATAAGGATATCGACCCTGAGGCAGGAGTTGCTTCTGAATTAATGGATACTTTAGTTACCGAATATGGTGAACTTTCAACTAACTCTGGGGCTACAGTAGTTAGCACAGGGACAACAGTGTTGATTGAAAAGTTTGTGTGTAGAAAGACAGACATTTATGAAAGGGTTATGACACTGGCAGAGATATTTGAGTACCAAATTTATTACAATTATGATGATGATTATGTTTACATTGAACCGCAAGGTTACAGTACTAATACCAACAATTTGATTGTTGGGGATAATGTTAAGAATGTTCCAAAATGGTCATTTGATAATTCACAATTGTGTAACAATATTAGAGTTGAAGGTGCAGAGCAGGAAGTTGAAACTACCGAGTCTGGTCAGATTGGTGTTGCTGCAGGATATTCTCAAACTTCTATATTGTTAACACAATCACCAATATCTACCAAAGTGTTTTGTGACGCAGCTGACCCACCAACCACTCTTAGGACAGGTGGAGCGTTGGGTGCAACAACAACATTCGATTATTATGTTGATGAGATTAACAATTTGATAGTGTGGAACACTTCACAGTACACGCCTGGTGCAAACGATTTCGTTGAAACTAGATACTCTTACCCAAGGCCAATCCCTGTGATTAGGAAAAATAATGCTAGTATTGCACTTTATGGTGAAGCTTCAACTACTAAACACTTTTCTGATATTAAGACGGTTGAGGATGCAATCAATAGAGGGGATAAATACTTGAGTACATATTCAACACCTTTCGTGAAAGTTGAACTTCATGTGCCAGAGATTGATAATGATTATAGGGCAGGTGAGATGGTTAGGGTGGTTGACTCTACTAATGATGAGGATAGAACTTTACCAATTAACAAAGTGGTTAGAACATGGCCTCACCAGTTTGACAAGATTTCTGTGGGTAATAAGGAGTGGACCATTGCTGAGTATAATAGGTTAACCCTTGACAAGATTAAAAGGTTAGAAGAAGAGTTTAGCAAGAACCAAGACGTTCTTATCCAGATTGTTGACCTTGACAGGACTATACCTTATAAGAGGAGAGATATTAAGGTAAGGAAAAGAACTGCAGCAGGCACTGACCAGTTTATTGCTGACCATCCAATTTATGGTTTAGTTGGCACTGCAAAGTGGGGAGACCAAGATATGGGTGCATATAGCTGGGAATTTGTGCACCAGGGTGGAGAAAGATATAAAGAATATCTTTACGATTATGATTATGCAGTGGATGAGGGCGATTGGACAGTGCAAGACGATTGTGACTCTATTGCATGGAACACAGCTGGTAACGCAGCAACACCATCACTAAATTATAACACTTACAAGACAGGTAAAACCTCACTTAACTTGCTTAAGACTGCAGGTGGTGTATCAGCAGTGTGGGAAAAAACTTTGGGTGGAACGTTTGATGGGACTGGTAAGGCTTTCAGATTATGGATTAGGATTAGGGACAGTGCAGTTATGAATAAATTTAGTACTTTAGGTAATGGACTACAGATTAGAGTTGGAAGCGATAATGCAAACTACTTCCATTTTGATAATCCTTTTGGAACACAAGAGTTGATAGTTGGATGGAACTTGTTAGGGTTTGACTTTGCGACTGCTGGAACTATTGGTGCCCCTAATGTGGCTGTATTAGATTACTTAGAGGTTAGAGTTATAACTGAAAATGCGGGTGATACCTTAACTGGTGATGAACTTATAATGGACACATGGTTGACTGGTGACTCAGAGGCAAAGTTTAATATGCGTAACACTAGAATTGATTTTGAAGCTAACGATATATGGTACAGCAATTACATTTTTAAGGGTACAACCTTTAGTTGGGCAACATTATCAGTTGATAACCCTACTGGAACTTTAACTTACGAGATTAGTGCTGATGGTGGTTCAAACTGGCAAGCATTAACTTTAGATAGTAGAACAGCTTTAACTGATAGTGATGCAACAGGGGTTAAGCTTAGGATAACTGAAACGGGAAGTGCACCAGCAACGTTGGAGAATACTACTGGAACTTTTGGTGAGAATAGTAGTCCAGCGATACAGCTGTTCATGGAGGTTTAAAATGGTAGAAAATTATGGTGTAAACGAAATCAAAGTTTTGTTGGGTAAGATTAATGAAACTATTGATGAACTTAATAAAGGAGAAGGTGTTAATATTAAAAAAATAGAGAGTAGCAACGGGACAGTTGCGGAGGTAAAATAAAATGGCTAACGGTTCAATAATCACTAATAATGGTAAGAAGGTAATGTTAAACAGGGCGTACAAAGCATCACCAGATTATAATGCACCTGACCAGTTTAAGGTTGGGGCTGACAATGGTACACCTAATGTAGGTAGTACTGACTTAGATAATCCAATACCAATTTCAGATACAGAGATGGTGGACGATTGTGAAGCTGCAGACTGGACAGACGATGCTGAAATGTCAACTACTCTGGATGCAGTGACATTTAAAGAGGGTTCAAATTCGTTAAGTTTAACCAAAGATGCAGGCGCAGCAATTGACGCAACTACAGATAAAACCACAACTTCACGAGACTTTACATCTAAGGAGTTATGGATTTGGTTATATATTAAAGATGCAACCATGTATGCTAAACTGAATGCAACAGATTGTGTAACAATCAGGTTTGGTTCAGACAATGCAAACTATTATCAGTATACAAGAGATAAGGCAGACTTGGCAACAGGTTGGAACTATATATATTTTAATTCAGGTACTGCTGATAGTACAGTAGGTGCACCAGTTATTGCAGCCTGTGATTATAGTTATATTGGTATCAAAGCAGATGCAGCAGGTACAACATGGAGTGCTGGTGACTTATTAATGGATGATTGGAAAGTTGCAAGTGCTGATGATTATTTTCAAGATATAGACGCAAGTTATCCATCATTAGATGAGACTAATCATCAGGTTGAGATTAGGTGTACATTAGCAACTACAGATGCTAATGGTTATGATATAGATGGGTTTTCAATATGGAACGATGATGGAACAGAACTTATGTTAAACGAGGACACTTTCACTGCAGAAAGTAAGTCTAGTACAGATGAGTTTGTATTCATTGTAAAGGATAGGATAGAATAAATATGGTAGCAGCAGAAAATGTGTGGCCTAAAACTCCAGGAAGTTTTGGGTACGCTTCGGACGGAAATTATAAGATGGGTTGGTTAGTCGAAGCTGAAGCAGGTGAAGCTATAAGTGCAGGTAATGTAGTATATATTCACTTGACAACTTCATTAGTTTATGTTAGTGATACAGGAACTGCTAATGATATTAGAGCTACAGGTATTGCTGAACAGGACGCAGCTATTGGTGGAGTTGTTTATGTTAGGACTGGTGGTGTTTATGATACAACGGGTTTAACTGATAAGGAAGATTATTATTTAGGTGCTGCAGGAGCAGTTTCTACTACAGTAAGTGGGGTTAGGATTGGTACAGCATTAAGTACAACTGAGTTATGGATTGAGATAGTACAAGATGATATGGATATGATTGGTACAGTTAAGGCAACATTACCAGACTTTACTGGCATACCAGCAAACAACTTAACAGCATTTTGGGTAGCATGTGCAGGACAATCATTGAGTGATGCAGAGTCACCATTGAACGGACAGACTATACCTGACTTGAACGATGCAGCTGGTACTGAAACTTATCTTAGAGGTAATACTTCCTCTGGTGGAACTGGTGGTGCACAGAGTCATAGTCATAGTGCAAGTTCAGGAGCTTCTGGTCCTGGTCATCTCGGTGCAGCAACATCTTGGCTTACAAGTCCAAACACAAACAGTTCAAGCATAGAACCCGAATACTATGATGTAGTATGGGTGATGAAGGTAAAATAAAATGGCAGATGAAGGAGAATATGTAAAAGCAAATAACGATACTGTTTTTGCTAGTGAGTTTAATAGTTCAGTAGGTAAGATTTTAACAGTAGAAGCTGGAGAAAATATTACTGCAGGTAATGTAATTTATCTTAAACAATCTGATGGTAAATGTTATAAGTCTGATACAGGAACTGCTGATGATATTAGAGCTGATGGAATAGCCTTTAATACTGATAATACAGGAAACGATATCTATGTAATAACTAAAGGATTATATCAAACTACTGGATTAACAGCTAACGCAGATTACTATTTGGGTGCAGCTGGTGCTATTAGTACAACACAAAGTGGAGTAAGGTTAGGTCATGCTTACTCAACAACAAGATTATATTTAAATATTATACAAGACGATAAGGATGCGGTTGGAACAGTCAAGGCTTATTTGAAAGACTTTACAGGAATACCTAGTAACAATGTGACAGCATTCTGGGTTGAATGTGCAGGTCAAGCCTTATCAGACGCAGAAAGTCCACTCAATGGACAGACAATACCAGACCTTAATGCAGATGCAGGAGCAGATCAAAGATTCCTTAGAGGTAATACTGCGTCGGGTGGAACAGGGGGAGTTGATTCACATAGTCACGGTATTTCAACAGGGTCATCCTTCGGATGCTCAGGACAGTATCAACCTGCTGGCAGTACTGGTGGAGCTTCAAACTTACCACCTTACTATGAGGTTGTATGGATAATGAAGGTGAAATAAAATGGTATTACCAGATAATGATGGAACGGATACAGTTGATACAACTGATGTAAACTCAGAGTGTGGAAACTTATTACTAGTAGAAGCAGGAGAAAATTTAACAGCAGGAAATGTAGTATATATACATCTTACAGATGGAAAAGCATATATTTCAGATACTGGTACAGCTAATGATATTAGAGCTAATGGTATAGCTTTGGCAACAGTTAATTCTGGTGATGATGTTAATGTAATTACTAGAGGGCTTTACACTACTGCAGGACTTACAGGTAACACTACATACTATTTAGGTGCAGCAGGTGCAATGTCAACTACTAGAAGTGGTGTAAGATTAGGGTTTGCAGAGTCAACTACAGAATTTTATATTGATATTGACCAAGATGATGAGGCAATAGTTGGAACAGTTAAAGCTTACTTGAAAGACTTTACTAATATCCCTGCTAATAATTTTAATGCGTTTTGGCATGAGGCAGATGGTGCAGTTTATAATGATAGCGAAAGTCCATTGGATGGACAAACACTTCCAGACTTAAATGGTAGTGTTGCAACTCAAAGGTTCTTAAGAGGTAATGCTGCTTCTGGAGGCACTGGTGGTGCTTCAGCACACAACCACAGTTTAAACACTGGTTCGGGGGATGGATTTTCATGTCCGCCGAAAGCAACACCACCAGCCAACACTGGAAGTACAAGCAACTATCCAAAGTACTATGAAGTTGTATGGATTGTTAAGGTAAAATAAAATGAACGATTTTGAAAGAATAGTAATGGAATACGTTACAAAAGGAGGTAAGGAGGAGAAAATGGTAAAAGCAAAACTAAAGGAAGCATGGAAATCCAAGACTATTTGGATTAATGGACTAGGTTTATTAGCTGGTATTGTGTTAGCGGTACAAGGACAGTTAGCAATTGGAGGATTATTGACGGTTGGTACAGTTGTAAACCTTATCCTAAGAGTAGTAACAAAAGAGGCAATCAAGTGGAAATAGACATAAATTAGTGAATAATAATATTTAAATACTATGAGAATATTATATATTTACACAAAAGATAGAAATATCTGGAGGAAAACATAAAATGAAAAAAAATTACGAAACACTCTTCGGTGTTTTGGCAGTTGTGTTTGCATTGGCATTTTTATGCGTTGGTGCACATGATGTATGGGAACAACCAGAAGTGGTTACTGAAACTGTAGAAGTTGAAGTTGAAGTTCCTGCTGAATGCGAAGTGTGTCCAGAAGTTGAAGAGTGTCCAGTAGTGGAATGTCCAGAGGTTAACGAAACGCTCTGTGTCGATTTCGTGGATGCTGTTGAAGACGATTTAGTTGAAGAAAACGACGCAAGAAATGAAGCAAGAGACGAAATTGAGTCAGAGATGGATGATAATGATTTTGTTGAAGATGTATTTGACTTTTTAGTTAATGATCTAGGTTTAGATGTTAACGATGAGGATGATGTATCTCTTGAAAATGTAGCAGGTTTCGAATGGGACTACGACTGGTCAGACGTTGAAGACGGAGATGGCGAGGTTGTAGTTGAGTTTAAGGCATACTATATTGAAGATGGTGATGAAGACGATGAGAAGTTAGAGTGTTTATTCGTTCTAGACGAGTTTGAAGTGGATTCATACACTATATCAGAGCATTAATTTGCTCTTTTTTTCTTTTTTATTATTTTTATTTGTTTATAAATGATTAAGTAGTTTATAAATGAAACACCAAAAGATTTATAAAGATAAAGGTTATAATATATATTATGGTTTTAAGGAATTAAAACCTAGGAGAAAAAGATGAAAGAAAACTTAACTGGATTAGATACAAAAGAAATAGCAAAAAGATTAAGACAAGAATTTAAGAAAAGATTTCCTAAAACAAAATTTTCAGTAACAATGGAATATTTTTCAATGGGTAGTTCTATAACAATAACATTGATGAAAACAGACCTTAGAGTAACTAGAAAGTTTACTGAAATATCTGAAGAAATTTTACAAGATTTGATGAATAGAAATTATTGGAATAAAGAAACAATTAAACAATCACATGAAAGTAAGTCACATCAGTTAAATCAATATTCATTTAATGATGAATTTGATGAATCAAAGTGGTGTAATGGAGTATTCTTAACAAAAGAAGGTCATGAGCTTTTTCAAGAAGTAATGAAAGAAGTTAAAAAATATCATTATGATAGAAGTGATGCAATGACCGATTATTCAGATACAAACTTTTTTATCCACTTGAACATCGGAAAGTGGGACAAAGGTTTTGAACAGGAGGTGGCATAAATGGGAGATAGAGGAAACATAATTGTAAAGTATAATGAAGACATTGTCTATTTATATACCCATTGGGGTGGTTCTGAATTGTATGATGTATTGAAAAGGGCACTTAGCCGAAAGGAAAGATGGAATGATCCATCTTATTTAACTAGAATTATCTTTTGTGAGATGGTTAAAGATGATGTTGAAGGTTCAACTGGATATGGTATTTCATCAACTGCAGGTGATGGTGGAACAGATATTATTGTTGATGTAGCAAAACAAACAGTACAAGGACAATCATTTGAAGAGTTCATTGGGGAGGTAAAAGAATGAAAGTCGATATAGAAGATTTTGAAGCTTACGAGGAAGTAAGAATTTCAGGTGAAACTAATATGTTTGATACTAATATGGTATCAATGTTAAGTGGATTATCTAAAGAGACAATTATAGCTGTTATGAATAATTATAACAAGTTAAAAGAAGAGTATCTAAAAGAGCAAGAAATGAAAGAAGCTAAGAATAATCTTTCAGATGTTGTAAGTAATAGAAACGGGAGGTTAAAAGAATGAGTAAAAATAAAAATATGTTAGGACATTATCTTAATGAATTAGAGGTCTCTAATAATGAAATCAAATATCCTTCAGGTAATGAATTTAAAGATTTAAGTAAAATAGTAAAGAATACGATAATAAAGAATTTTGTGTTAAATGAACTTATAAAGGAGAATGAAAAAGACATTAAAAAATTAACAATAAGGATTACTAATTTGGCTAAAAGAGTAAAAACTTTAGAAAACAAGAATAGGAGGTTAAAAGAATGAAATCCAAAAAAGAAAAGCAAGATAACCAAAGAGATATATATACTGCAGTCATGGTAATAACTGGAATCTTCACTTTAGGTATCTTTCCATTAATGCAATGGATTACCAAAAGAATGATTCAGAACGCTATCGAGGACGCACAATGGAAAAAGAAATAGAGTTAAAGTTCAGTGATGAGACAAAGTTAATCTTCATCAAACTGACCAAACAGTTACAATACTTAGACAGTTCCGTGCAACAGATGAACTTGCAGGTGAAGGAACTGTCCAAGAAGATGGACGAACTAAGGGAGATATTTTAAAATGGCAGAACCAAACTGGAACAAGATAAATGCTAAGAAGCGTAAAGAGATTATGTTAGGACAAGCAATGAACCAAGCAATTACTATTTGTAAAGATAGTCACCCTGAAAATCTTTGGGAAAAACACAAATTAGATGAAAGAAGTGATGAAGAAATATTAAAATTACTTGATTCGTGGGGGAAGACTTATAGAGATTTAGCAAAAACTTTATTCATTCATAATATGTTGATATATGATGAGGTGATGAAAGATGGGAACTAGTCGGTACGATGCACAAGATTGTAAAGTAGGTATAGACTCATGTAAGGAATGCCCAAGATACATGGATGATTGTGATGGCAACGAGGAGGATTTAGAATGACAAGACCACTTAGATGTATATGTGGAAAAGAAGTCGAGATGGTTAAAGAACTCAACAATATTAAATTAAATCTTGTTAATCTAGAAGAAATCTGGATAGGAAAGTGTGAAAGCTGTTTAAGAAAGTATGATTTGTGGGTTTGTAATGAAAATTTAAAATATGAGAATAAATTTAATAAAATAAGAAATACAGCTAGTAGAATAAGGAAAAGAAGATGACATGGACAGCTTGGATGAATGATGTTCATAAGGCAGGATGGACAAAAGACACAATCAAAAGAAAGTTTAGGGAGGCAGAAGATGAAAAAAGAATTTTTGAAAGAATACGAAAACATACCAAATGCGATATTTGAAGTTGAAAAGACGTTAATAACGAAACAGATGCAATTAGAAACAAATAGTATTAAATTAGAGGCGCATAAAGGTACTATATTTGTTCATATAAGCAGAGAAAAGGATCAGATGAATAAGTTAGTATATTCAAACGAAAAGGCGCGAGAATACGCGTTAAAATGCGCATTAGCAAATGATGAAAAATATAATGAGGTGATAGAAGAGTGGGGACAGATTAAGAGTGCTATTGAGTTATTGAAAGCTGAACTTAACAAGTTAAATATGATTTACAAAACAAGAACGATACTTATTAAGTATCAAACGGAGATCAAACCTAGTGCAGATTTTCACATGGAATATGAACTACCAACCAATACATAATGACTCCAATTGAATATCAAATGCATAGTTGGAAGATTTACTTCCTACTATTAACTTTGATTTTTATTATGTTTTGGTATTTTATTCATTGGGTTGAAATAAACTCATAAATGAGGAAATTGTAAGGATTCATCCCCTCTCTCCGCTTTTTGAGGGTACTTACTTTACAACCTTAATTTTATTTATATACGAGAAAGGATATTCTATTTAATATAACACTTGGAGGTGCATAACATGCATTTTAATTCTTATTTATATTCAAAAAGGAGATTTATGTAAAATGAACAAAAAGGAAAGAAAAAGGATAGCTATGAAACGAATAGGTAAACAATGGAGTTGGGGTATTACTGAAAAGGTTAGAGACACTGGTGGTCGTAGGTGCTAGTGTTTTTACTATAATAAAGTCTTTTGAATAGAAATATTTATAAAGATAACCGTCTCTATAAATAGTAAAACCTATGGGAAGGTGCTAAATGGTATTGTAAGAAAGGAGAAGATAGAGATGTATTCCTTAATGTCTCTGCAGATGAATATATTACATTTTGGGATGAAGTATATAATCAATGACATATATAGTCTTAAATATAAATATTTATAAACTACATTAGGTTGTAATATTATAAAATCAATAAAGGAGGGTTGATAAATGGGAAATATTATACCAATGACTATCACCATGGATAGTGATCTAAAAGAGGATTTTAGAAAGTTTTGTAAAAAAAAGGGTTATACGATGAGTGCAAGAATTTCGATTCTTATATTCAACGAAATGTTTATGCAAAAAGAGGATGATAAAAATGAACGGACAACAAAAGTATATTAAAATTTTACAAGACGCAACAATACCAGAAGTAAAGGTTGCAAAAGATATATTTAAAGATAAGGTTGGTAAATATTCTCCAGGTAAAAGATATAAACTTGATACTTATAATTGGCACGATGAAAGAACGGTTTGTTTGAATGAAATTGTGTTTGATTTAGATTGGAATAGCTATGTTAGAAATTATGCAGAAGCTAAAAAAATTATTGATGTGTTAGTGGATAGAGGCATTGAACCATATGTTTGTGCTACAGGAGGAAAAGGAATACACATTCATTTGTTTTTTAATAAACTTAAATTTGAAAGAGATGAACATAAAAAATTAATTAAAGAAGCATTTTCATATGGACTTAAATGGAAACATATAAGATTGTGGTTTTGGAATTTAATTTTAGATGAGGCAGGTATTGAAAAGGAAAATAGAGGACAAGGAAAACCATATGATTCATTTCCATTATGTTTTGATTATTATGCAGGAACATCAAGATTAATACGGGATATTGGGGGTAAAAAACATATTAAAAAACAAGATGGCACATGGCAAGTATATTATAAAACATATATTCCGTTGAATAGGTTCGGAAAAAACAAACCTAATGCAAAAAATATAAGTGATGTAATATTTCCAAGAGAAATTAAAACATTTAATATCAATGAATATGATTTGGCAGATTGCTTAAAACATTTTATTGATACTGCAAAAAAGACAAATATACCAAAACTATCAAATATTAGAATAAATACAAAATATATTGAACTTGATAGTGTGTTGAAAATAAGAGAAGGATTAGATACCGGTCAAAGAAGTGTTGGCGCATTATTAATATCGATTGCATCTAAAATTGATAAATTACCTAAAAAAGATGCAATAATTGTATTAGAGGAATATGTAAACAATTGTTCACAAATAGGACATAAATTTACACTGCCAGAGGCGCAACAATGGATGGATTGGATTTATTCACAAAACGATGTATATTGGAATTGTGGGCAATTAAAAGAATTAGGCGTACACAATGAATATTCATGTGAATATTGTCGGGCACAGCACAGAGAGTCTTTAAAGTTTCTTAAATCATCGACAATTTTAAAACAAATAAATGATGTATTAGATGAATTGGTTGTTGGTGAAGGACATAACAAAATGCTTATATTTTTGCTTTTATTGAGCAAAGACTTCCCTTCAGAGACTGGGTTACTAGGTTGGAATATACCTGGTGATCCTTTCTCTCAAAATATTATATTAAGTGCAGATTCAGCAAGCGGTAAAACATATATTTTGAAACAGATATTAAAATTGTTTGGTGATGAAGATGTTGATTATTATGTTATTTCAAGAATAACCAAAAGTGCATTTAATTATTTTACAGAAGAAAATATGGATGGCAAAATTATTTTTATTGAAGAATTGCAAGGATTAGACGAACACACAGAACAATTAAGAGTCTGGATGTCAGAAGGAAAGCTGTCACTTACTACAGTGGAGAAAATTAAAAATGAAGAGGGTATTGAAAAGTTAGCAAAGGAAACAAAAAACACTAAAGGGCAACCTTGTTTTGTTACATGTCAGGCTGAAAGTATTGTTGGTGAACAATTACTAAATAGAAGCTGGGTTTTAAGTACAGATGTAACAGAGATACAAAGCCAAAAGATTTTAAATTATCAATGTGAATTGGCTCAAGGAAAAATTAAATTTGATACAATTAAATTACAAATAATTAAAGACGCAATCAAACAACTAAAACCATACCATTTTATTATACCCTTTGCGGACTATATTGAGATGAATATTCCAACTAAAGATGTTAGAGTAAGACGAGATTTTACAAAGTTTTTAAATCTAATTAGAACATCTGCTCATTTACATCAAAAGCAAAGGCATATAATTGAAAAAGATGGAAAAGAATTTATTATATGCTCCATTCAAGATTATGAGATTGCAAAACAATATTCAGAAGGAATACTTGGTGCTACATTTTCAGGCCTTACTAATACTCAAATTGATGTATTAAATTTCATAAAAATTCAATGGCCTTTAGATGATTTTACTGTTGCAGATCTTCAAAGACATAAAGGAAAAAGTGTTCAACATTGGCACGGAATGCTTAAACAATTAGTTGATTTAGGTTACTTAAATGCTGAAGGTGATCGTGGTCGACCTACCTATTTTACGTTGGTAAAACAAGCCACCTTAAACCTCGTCACATTGCCGGAGGGTAAAATGCTGGAACAAAAAATCGAAACCAAGAAAAATGAAAAAAAGGAAAAATAATTTTATTGGAAAAATTCATTTTAAGGTCGACCTTCATACTATTCGAATTCCAGTAGTATGCTGGAAATACACCTTAAACCTTAAACCGGTTTATTGTATTAGTGAAACACCCAAGCTTACAAAGTATTATTGTAAGTAAGATCAAGTTAATCACAATACGTAGATCTTGGTTTAAGGTTTAAGGTGTTTAACACCAACATATATATTTGAATATATACGGTTTCAAATATAAATGTATATAAAGATAGATAATATGTAAATATGTATGTAACATAGGAGGAAAAAATGGTTAAAAAAATAATGATTGAATTTGATGATGTTGATTTTGATGGCATCATTGAAGCAAAAGGAACGTTAACATGGAAAGAATTATTCCTAAAAGGTGTGGAGAAAGTAAATAATGATAATGTATAAATGTAAAGGATGTGATAGTGATTGTTATCAATCTAAAGAAAATGACGATGTATTTATTTGCATAGATTGTGGAGCAACATTCGATATAGATGATTTTTTATAGTCACGGCATGAGCCAAGACAGGAGGAAAGAAAATGTCAGAAATAAGTTGGGACGAAGCAGTAGCCAGTAGTGGTTTTGTGAGTCTAGAATCAGATAACGAAAAAAAATTAGTTATTACAAATTGGAGACTTGAAGAAGTTGAAAAATTTGGAAGTAAAGAAATTGAATTACAAGCAGATGTAGTTCAAGAAGACGGGGAGGTTGTAAAAGAGAAACTTTTCACAACTACCAGTAAAAGATTGAAGAAAAAATTAAGGCCAATATTGGAAGGCAAAGACGCAAAAACAAATGTGAGTGTAAGTATCTTAAAAGTTGGGGATAAATACGACACACAGTATAGCGTAAAAGAGTTGGCGGAGTAATCCGCCTTCTTTTATTAAGGAGGGATAAAATGGAAATAACCAAAATATTTGACTTTGATGCAGCGCACCAATTAAAATGGCATGATGGTAAATGTAAAAACCTTCATGGACACACATATAAATTAGAAGTAACCGTTGCTGGTAAACCTGATCATAATGGAGTAGTGATGGATTTTAGTATTCTTAAAAAAGTAGTAAACGAATGGATTATTGAAGAGTTTGACCATCGTTACACAAACCACATGCTTGAGAACCCAACAGCTGAAAACATGATACAATATATAAAAGATATATTACATCTTAAAATTGTTGAAATAGCGCCAGGTTGTTATCTAAAAAGACTTAGGTTATGGGAGACACCAACATCGTTTGTAACATTGAACTGTATAAAATGAAAGTCAATGAAATATTTAAAAGTATTCAAGGTGAAGGCAGGTTTGCTGGAACTCCAGTACTTTTTGTAAGACTTTCTGGATGTAATAGAAGTTGTAGATTTTGTGATACCAAGTACCACATCGAAAACGATAACCATTCTGTTGAAGACATGGCAGGATTTATCAATGATTCAAGAATGAATATTGTAGTATGGACTGGTGGGGAACCTTTATTGCAAATAAAAGACATAAAAAAGGTTATTGAGTTGACCAAAACAAAAATACATCATTTGGAAACTAACGGAGATAAATTGTTTAAAGGTGATAAACTATATGAAGTATTTAATTATATATGTTGTAGTCCTAAATCGGTGTTAACAACTAGAAGAATTCACAAACATAAAGCGTTTTATTTAGGACGATTAGATATGAAAATAATTTCATCTGGGAGAGACTTTGCAAGCGAGATGTTAACATATGCTGATTATGTTATGCCATTAACTACTAATAATGATATATCTAATGATGAGATTAAAAAAACAGTATGGATGTACTGTGTGATGTATGATAAAAAGTTTTGCCTTAGACAGCATGTTGAAGTTTGGGGCAATAAAAAAGGAGTGTAAAAATGGATATGAAAGATATGAAAATAAAGATAGAGAATGAGGAGGCGTTCAAAGATGCGATTAAAATAATGATTAAAGCAATTGGAGAGGATCCAACCAGAGAAGGGCTTGAACAAACTCCGTTGAGAGTTAAGAAAGCATTTGAAGATTGGTTTGGTGGTTACAATAAAGATCCAAAACAAATATTAAATAGGACGTTTCCAGCTGAAGGTTATAACGATATTATTGGAATACCTAACATTTCATTTGATAGTTTTTGTGAGCATCATATAACCCCAATAAGAGGACTTGCACATGTATTTTATATACCAAATAATAGAATCATTGGTTTAGATAAAATAATCAAATTGGTTTATATGTATGCAAGGAGATTACAAACACAAGAGGTTATGACGCAACAAATTGGTGACGCAATGAAAGACGCACTGGATGCAAAAGGAATTTATGTATATATAGAAGCTAAGCATAATTGTGTTGCAACAAGAGAAACAAGAAGCAAAGATTCATCAATGCTTACAACATATAGAGACGGAATTTTCAAAGAAAACTTTTCAATGGAAAATAAAGCATTACATATGGTAGAAATAGCCAAAAAAGGAGGATACTAAAATGGAGAAAGCAGTTGTTATATTAAGTGGTGGAATGGACTCCACTACTTTATTATATCAAATAAACAAAACACATGATACTTATGCAATTAGTTTTGATTACAACCAAAAGCATAAGAAAGAACTGGAAGCAGCAAAGGCAACATGTGAACAATTAGGAATTAAACATAAAGTGTTAGATGTTAGTTTGTTAAATGAGGTTGCACCATCAGCATTAACAAGAGACGATATTGATGTACCAGAAGGGCATTATGAACAAGATAATATGAAGCAGACTGTTGTGCCTAATAGGAACATGGTATTTGTTTCATTGGCCACCAGCTATGCTATTAGTATAGGCGCCAAACAATTGTTTTATGGAGCCCACGCAGGTGACCACGCCATTTATCCTGATTGTAGGAAAGAGTTTGTAGATGAACTTAGAAATGCGGTTAAACTTTGTGATTGGAGTGAAGTAGAATTGTCAGCGCCCTTTGTTGATATAGACAAAGGTGATATTGCAATCAAAGGAAAAGAGTTAGAAGTAGATTATAGTTTAACATGGACTTGTTATAAGGGTCAAGACAAGCCATGTGGTAAATGTGGAGCATGTGTTGAAAGAGCGGAAGCATTTGAAAAAGCAGGAATGAAAGACCCATTATCAAAGGAGGAATAAAAATGAAAGAAATAAAAAAAGAAGATTTTCCGTTTGGAACAATTATGGAATCAATGAAAGGTGAAGCATTGAAAAAAAGAATTAAAAAAGCATGGGATTGGCCAATGGACAAATTAACATTGGTGCCATATGTTGGTGAAATAGCACAAACAGTTGAATATGCATATCCGGAGTTAACTGCACTTTGTCCAGTAACTGGAATACAAGATTTATATGATGTGAGAATTAGGTTTATTCCTAATAAGCATATACCAGAGTTAAAAAGTTTGAAGTTTTATTTCATGAATTATAGAAATTTACCTATATCTCATGAGCATATACAAGCAAAAATCTTTAAAGAGTTTAGGCAACAAATTGAACCTATGTTTTTAGAGGTTGAGTTGTTAGTAGCTGTGAGAGGCGGAATCTATACAAAAGTTCAATACGGTGAATAGAATGGGGGATATGATTTATCTTCCTGCTATTCAAACTACAGAGTTGTGCGACAATACACTTCAAAAATATATATTAGATAAGTATGGATATAGGCATAACCTTTTTACTAAAAAGAGTGTTTATTATTATCCATATTTTTTAATATCTGCATACTATGGTAGAGTTGTAAAAGATATTACAAAAGAAGTGGAAGAGGATTGTTATATATTTGGTGATAGTGGTGGTTTTCAAAATGTTACACTTCAAGCTAATTTAGATCCGTTGGAAATATTAAAATGGCAAGAAAACAATTGTTCAGCAGGATTAATATTAGACCAGCCTCCATTTGAAAGGATTGAAGGAAGTGCACAATTTGGGAAATGTAGTATGAAGACTTTTAATAAATCATTAAACAAAACTATTGAAAATGCTAAACTTGCATTGAAAAATAGAAGTAATCCAAAATTTAAACTGTTTGGTGTTATTCAAGGTGATGACCAAAAAAGAAGAGAAAAGTGGTTTAATGCAATGAGGGATGTTGAAAAAGAATGCGGAGAGTTTGATGGATGGGCATTGTCGCCAAAACCATCAATTGATATTAAAGAGATTGCACAACATATGATATTATTGCATAATAATAAAATAGACAAACCAATGCATGTATTACAAGTAACAGGTTTTGAAACCATGGCAATTGTTGCATATTTATCAACTAAATTTAAATCATATGTCACTGTTGATAGTTCATCATTTTCTATTGGTAGAAGATATGGAAGTTATTGTTGTCCACATGATTTTAAAAAGCTGTATGATTTGGGTAAAAGAAAACAAAATACATTAAAATCCTTGCCTTGTATGTGTCCTGTTTGTTCAACATTGAAATGGCAAGATATAGTAGGTGAATATGAGGAAGGAATTAAATCAGTTCCTGGACATTTGATTAGTATGCATAATATGTACCAAACAATTAAATATGCAAAATTTTTAAATAGTATAAAAAATGATAAAAATATATTTTTAGCTTTTTGTAAACAAGAGTTTGGTCAAAAATTTATAAATGTTGTTAATTATATTGATTGTAGCATAAAAGAGGGGCATGCAAAAGGTTTAAGAAACCATATAATCCAATCTATGAATATATTAGATTGGGGTAATAAAAAAGATGATACCAATCGATATAAAGATTGGATAAAAGAGAACTATCCTGAAGTGCCAAGAGAGTTAGCTATTAAATTAGCTGCACATAATTTTAGTGTTAAGGAGGAAGAGGTGAAATTGGATGGTTTTTACTAGAAATAAGATTGAAAATTTACAAGGTATGAGTCAAAGTGAACATGCAAGATTGCATCACAAAAGAGGTAAGAAAATTGCTCGTGTTTGACGTTGAGACATCAACACCGCAAGGTAAACCAAATCCATTAGTTGATAAATTTAAATATTTAGGAGCATACGATTTAAAAGAGAAAAAATATTATTTTATTAGTGATAAAAAAGAAGGACGAGATCTTTTAAGAAAGCATAAAATAGTGATTGGTTTTAATTCTAAAAAGTATGATGAACCAATACTGAAAAGAGAACAAATGTGGACTAATGGTCATATTCATATTGATTTGTTTGAAGTTGTTGATAAAAGAAAACATTTTTTAAAATGTAAAAATAAAAGTAGGTCATTAGCAAGTTTAGCAAAAATATTTGGTTTAAGCGAAGGTAAAGGTGAGTTGGATTATTCATTGTTAAATAAGGAAAGTGTGACTGATGAAGAGTATGAGTTAATTAAAAAATATACATTGCAAGACATAAAGGTTACAAAAGAAATGTTTGAGTATTTATATAAATTCTTTGAACCATTTAAAGAATATATGAGCGACTATGATATTAAAACATACAAATGGTTAACTTCAGCAATCAGCGTTTATGCTTATAAAGTTATTTGTAATTTAACCGGATTAAAAGAAGAATATGATGATAGTGATGGGGTTGGATATAAAGGTGGATTTGTTGCAGAACCAGAAGTTGATGAAGAGCATGGAAAAATTTACTGCATGGATTTTAATAGCCTATATCCACATTGTTTTATACAAGGAAATTTGTATTCACATAGTTGTAAGTGTTGCGATGATAAGTGGACAGGAAATGAATTGTTTCCAGTTAAAGGAGGCTATTGTAGGATGAAACAAGGAGATATTGAAAGATTATTATTTAAATTTTATAAACAAAGAATACAATTTAAAAAGGAAAAAGATAATAGAGAATATTTGATTAAAATTATAATCAATTCCATTTATGGTTTAAGTGGTAGTCCAACATTTAAATCATTATTCAATCAAAACACTGCAAGTGATTGTACATTGATTGCTCGAAGATGTTGTAAGTTGGCAAGAGATAAGTTTAGGAGCGCGGGGTATAAAATATTGTATTCTGATACAGATTCTGTTTATTTAAAAGATTTACATGATGATAAAGAAAGAATGTTAATGGTAAAAGATAATATTATTAAAATAATTAAACAAAATTTACCATTTCCATGTCATACTTTTGATATGGGTATAGATGAGGAAATAAAACATATTTGGTTTTTTAAGAAGACAGGAAGGAAGTTAAAAAAACATTATATGTATGTAACAAAAAATAACAAAGTGAAAGTTAAGGGGTTACCAATGATTAAAAGAGATAGTAGTAGGTTAGGATTGATAGTATTTAATAAATATATGAAAGAAAAGATTAAATCAGGAAAAATTAAATTTAAATATGGAGATTTAAGGAAGTGGGCATATGAAGAGTTGGCAAATGATATAAATGTGGTTGCAAGGACATTCATGGTTGGTAGTCTCAAAAGCTATAAAAATGGGACGCAATTACAAGCACAAATATCTAAAGTTTATGGTTCAGGTAAACATATTTTGATACCAAATAAATATACAGGTGTTGGCAAAAGTGTTAAATATTGTACTATTAATGAATTTAAAAAAAGCGGATTTAATGTTAATGCAATTAGTCTGAATAAATATTGGAGTGAAATGGAATTTTTTAGTGAATTCATTCCAAAGAAAGATAATATCAAAAAAGGTATGATATCATTGGAGGCGTGGTGTGATGTATAAAATTGTTGTAGATAGCAGGGAACAAAAACCATTATGGAAAAAGAATCTAATAGTTAAGAAGTTAGATGTTGGTGATTATTCTATTGAAGGATATGAAAATAAAATTGCAATTGAAAGGAAATCATTAAGCGATTTATTTGGCACATTAGGTGGTGGCCATAAACGATTTAAAAAGGAATTGGAAAGAGCGGAAAGTTATGAATATTTTGCAATAGTAATTGAAGGCAATTATAGAAGTATAAGGGATAAAAAGTTTGAAGGTAGTTTTTATTGTAAAATGAAGGGTTATGTTATAATTAAAATATTATTCACATTACATATGAAATATAAAATTAATTTTTTTATGGTAAATGATAGGAATGAAGCAAAGAGTGTTATTAAATCATTATTTAATACATATATTACATTACAATAATGCTTATAAATGTATATAAGTACAATATATATTAACAATGAAAGACCCAATGGAGAGAAAGGTGACAACTTCTGTAAGTGTAACGGTAAGGAATCAGTTGTGGATAGATGAACAAAGAGACAAGTGTAAATGTTTTACCTTCAGCGGGTTTGTTAATGCATGTATAGCAAATGCAATGAAGGAGGAATATGATGAGCCAAGAAAAAATAGTAAAGCTTCTGAAGTCTAATCCAGGCACATTTTTATCAATTAAGGAAATAGGAAAAATATTGAGTATTAGGGTGCAAACTATAACATCAGCAATTAAAAAAATGGAAAAGTTTGATGAGATACACACAAAGACAATAACTAGTGCCGGTGTAAAAGGATATACTAAACTATATGGGTTTAGAATTGAAGATAAACCATTTGAAGAAGTGTTAAATGAGTTTAGACAATATAGGCAACAGCCAAGGTTTAGTGATATAAGTGCAGTTACAATTAGAGATTATATGATTATTACAGAGTTGAGAAAAATAAAAGAGGAGATGAAAAATGAAAAGATTAAGTAAGGAAGTAAAAGCTAAATTGGCTGTATCAAAGCTAAGGCCGGTCAATATGATAAAACATACTACTGATAGAAAATGTGAATGTGGAAGTAGTATGTTTTATATAAAAGAACATGGTATTGATTTTTGCAAGTTATGTGTAAGATGCACAAAACATAATGACAATAAATATACGGAGGAATTAGAAAATGCAAACAAGTAAATATACAGTAAATATTGAAGATGGAAAATATGTTCTTCAACAAAACCACAAGAATCCTATGGATTTTAAGGAAGCACTTAAGACTCTTGCTAAAGTTAAGCAAGATATTATGGGTGGAGAGAAACAAATAGAAAAACAACAGAAAGAAATTGATACTAAGTATCATGAGAAAGCTTTAGAACTAAGTAAAGAACAGTTTAACTTGATTAAAGATTTGAAGGTTAAGCTTGAAGAGTCTTTGAAGGCAGAGATTGACGATTACACTCAAAAAGTTAGAGCTGAGATAAAAGTTATGAAAGCTGAGAAAGGTTACTCAAGAGTTGGTGATGAGAATCAAAAGATTGCAATGGCTTCAGCAATATTAGGGCAAGTAGCACATAACCATGACTTAGATGTAGCTTATGAGTTTATGAGAGAGATTAGAGCAGACTTTGATAATATATAATGGTAGATTGTTTAAGTAACTTGGATAAGTGTAAGGCATCGTGCTGTAGAGTACTTTGTTTTGATTATCCAAACTTACTACAATCTAAAATTCATTATCTCGAAACGCATGGGTGTACTATAAAAAGATCAGCAGATAGAAAATATAAAGTATTAGTTCCATTAAAGTGTCCACATTTGACAGACGATTGCTTATGTGATTTACATAATAATAAACCTTTATTATGTAAAGGGTTAGATGAGAATAATATTAAAGGTTATGAGATTACTGAAGGATGTATACTTAAACCCTAAACAGCACTTAGAATTAGGTTAATGTAAGGATAAGGCTTGAAAATTTAAACGTACTATCTGAGTAAAACCTGTGGTGGTCTCCGGAATAGTAGCACCCGGTTTGGATGTGGGTCGAGAGCAATCTTGGTGGTGTAATAACATGGCTATCTCACTGCAGGGCTGGGGGAGTTTAAAATGACTAAATTAACACTATGTAACGGATGTAATTGTATGACAAAATCAATTAGAATGGGAAGAGCACATTATATTTGTGGTAAGTGTGGATATGATAAATCATTAGGAGATGTGTATCAAAATGAAAAAAACTTGTTGGATATGTAATAGTATTTTAATTTATGATGATGCTTATGGATATGAGATTTGTAAGAATCCTAATTGTTGTCATGAATATAGTTTTAAGAATAAACTTAAAATGAAAATACTAAAATATGCACCCTTTACTAATAAAAAAAAGAATAAGATGATTAGAGAACAAGTATTATTAATTATAGAGGAGGTGGAAGAATGAGTGAAGAATATGAAATAATAGACGGGAAAGATGTTCAAGAAATAACTATCGATAAAGAGCAAATGAAACAAATTGCTGAATCTTTAACAGATGGTAATAATACATTTACATTTTTTGTAACAAAAGAATAATAAAATGAGTAAAGAACATTTAATTCCTTTTAATGCCATGACAGAAGCACAACAGAAGAAATTGGCAAGTAAGGGTGGAAAGGTAAAATCATTGAAGAAAAAGTTAGCTGCACAAATTAGAGAAGCTAAGAAAAAAGGTTTTACTAATCGTGAAGTTGACATTATGGTTAAAACTATGGCTGATGCGGATTGTTCTGCTTATGAAATCCTTAAATATTTAAGAGAGATTCAAAATGATATCCACCCAAGTCAAAGAGTTGCATTAGCAAATGCTTACATGCAACAACATAAGCTAGTACATGGAGAAAAGATTAAAACTGAAAACATTCACCATGTCATTAACTGGTCAGAAAAGTTGGAAGGGTGTGAAATTGAAGAAGAAGTACAGTCTGAGAAAAGTAGTAAAAGAGATGTTTAATATTACCTTATATGGGTATCAACAAAAGTTTCTATATGATTGTATGAATAAACAAAGAGTAGTAGGAGCGTTCTGCAGACAAACAGGGAAGTCTATGACAATTGCTATTCTTTCTATTATTGAAGCGTTAAAGACTCCAGGTGGACATATAGTTATTGTTGGGCCAACCGATAGACAAGCAGGAGAGTTATTTTCTAAGATTACTAATTTTATTAAGAATGCACCAATAGGTTCAGAAGTACAAACTGCAACGCAAAGGCAGATGATTATGAAGAATGGTTGTCGTATATCATCTTTTCCATGTGGTGATACTGGAGACAATATAAGAGGTATGACTGCTAATGTATTAATAATGGAAGAGAGTGCTTTCATTAAGGATAATATAGTTAATCAAGTTTTACTTCCAATGGTAGCTGCAACAAACGGAAAGATAATTAAAATATCTACACCTTTTGGAATGAACCACTTTTATGTTTCATTTCAGAAGGACGACAATTATATATCACACCATTATACTTGGGAAGACGCGGTTGATGTTGGACATTTCACTCAAGAGTTTATAGATGAGCAAAGATTACAATGTAGTAGCTTAGAGTTTCAAACAGAATATGAGGCAGCGTTTATTCCAGACCAAGATGCGTACTTCCCATATGCATTAGTCGAACATTGTATTAAAGATTATACATTATTAGAAGAATCGAACAGTGTTATTGATGCGTCTAAGTCTTATTTATTAGGAATAGACTTTGCAAGAATGGGGCAGGATTCAACTGTATATGTAGTTATTGAAAAAGGCGAGCCAAACAAGGTAGTATTCATTAAAGAGGTTCCACAGAATACTATGGATGAGGCTATTGATTATGTTAAATTCTTACACCAGAAGTTTAGGTTTAAGAAGATAATATGCGACCAAACTGGACTAGGTGCAGGACCAGTTGATGTATTATCTAAGGAACTAAATACACCCAAACGGAAAATAAACGAAACATCATATAATACAAATTATATATCACAAGATATTGTTATTGGAGTTACATTTACTATGAGAAGTAAAGAAGATATATTCTCTAATCTAAAGATAGTTATGGAGCAAGGACAATTAGTATTTCCAAATATTAAGAAGTTGATATTTGAATTAAAGGACTTTAGGTACGAAACAACACCAACAGGCAACCTTAAACTACACCATTCCGAGAACGGTCATGATGATTTTGTTGATGCTTTAGCTTGTGCAGCACACGGACTAAGGGGAAGACAAGCAGCATACTTCTTTGGATAAAACAATTTTATTTATATACTAGATAATACTATATTATTATTATTATCACCTCTTTTTCCCCAGAAATTGGTAGGTAACTACCTCTTTCCAGGGTTTAAAATAAGGCGATATAGGATTAAAATTCATTTAGGCAATCCCTCCCTGTGTTTATTGGGCATTTTTCCCTGCCCTCTAAACCATTATAATCAAAATGATAAAGATATTCAAAAAGAAAGAGGATGAAAGTTTTAGTGAGTTCTGTCATATTTGTAATAGACTTTTACTAGTCTCTACAACAAAAAAAGAACTTGATAACTCTATAAAAGATATAACCAAACTAAACGAGAAAGCAAGACAAAGAACAGAGATAATTAATTTGGTAGGTACTAGACAGATATGTTGGAACTGTTTAAGATACTTTGAGGTGAAATAATGGTTTTTATTGATAACGGGTTAATAACTAAAACTGTGAATAAAGAAGCAAGAATATTCAACGCAGGCGAGACAGCAGTAGTGAGTAAACTTCCATTTCTATATAACTGGTTTTGGACTGCTACATTGGGTATGCCTAGAAAAGTCGATATTTCAGAATTAAGACAATATGCTAAATCGTGTTGGGTGCAAATGGTTACCAACGCAATACAAAAACAATTGATGACAACCGATTGGGATGTTATTATTACAGATGAAGAGAACGAAGAAAAGTTTGAAGAAGATATTAACAAAGTTAAGAAATTACTACAATATCCGAACCGTAACGGGATGACCTTTTGGGAGGTTTGGGGTCCGTGGTCAAGAGATGTTTTAGAAATAGACGCAGGTGTTATATTTAAAGGTAGGAATGCTGCAGGAGAATTAGTTGAGTTATTTCCCTTTGATGGTTCTAGGTTTCTATTTGATTTAGAGCAGCATGGTATTGTTAATGGTTGGTATCAATACTCATATAAATATCCTAAGAATAAACCATTACATTTTAAGAAAGATGAGATCATATATGGTAGAGTTAATTTAAGTAATGAACAATATCCTTATGGTTTCTCACCATTACAATCTATTATGCAAGAGGTAGAGTTAATGATTCAATCCACTAGATGGAATAAAGAGTATTATAAGAATAATGCAGTTCCGGATGGTATAGTTTCTGTTCCTATGGAAAAAGATCAAATGGATAGGTTTAGGACAAACTGGGAACAAGAAATGAAAGGTAAAGCACATAAGTTATTATTCCATAATAGCGAGGGTGTAGATTTCAAACCTATGGCATTAAGCAATAAGGATATGGAATGGTTGGAGGGTCAAAAGTGGTATTTCCATTTAGTTTTTGGTGCTTATGGGTTATCACCTCAGGAAGTAGGGTTCTATGAGAATAGTAATAAAAGCACTGGTGAAAGTCAAGAGAGAATTACTATTAAAAATGCAATTAAACCTTATTTACAATTAATATCTGATAAGATAAATAGAGAGATAGTACCAGATTTAGTAGGTCATGACGATATCAAGTTCGAGTGGTTTACTAAAGATGATGCAGCCGAGAAAGTTGAACATGAGCAAGTTATGGCTAAGCTTAATGCTAATGTAATAACAATTAACGAAGTAAGAAAGATGGATGGTTTAGACCCTGTAGAGTGGGGTGATCAACCAATGTCAATGGTGATGCAGGAAAGAGCAGCAGAAATGTTTGACGAAGCTGATGATAATTCTAACGATAAGAAAGAAGAAGGCATACCTAAAAAAGAAGAAACACCTAAATCTAAAGAGCAGGAAGAATCAAACAAATCATTTACCAAAGAGCTTGACCCTGGTGAGGATATGATTGAAGAGTCTGACGATTATGAATCATTCTTAAAACGTAAGTTTGGGCATTGGGAGAATGAAATATTTAAGTTTCTAGATTCTACATTAAAAGAAGAGTTAAATAAAGATTATACAAAGAAAACTTTAGGTGAATTTATTCAGAGATTATTTAATGCTGTTAATACATTAGATTTTAGAGCACAGCTTAAGGCTGTTGTTCGAGCACATTTATTAAAAGGGATAAGTGATGCTGAGAGTGAGTTAAAAGTAGACATTGGATTTACTGAGAACTTTGACGCACAAGTAAATTTATTTACAGATAGACAATTAGAAGGTTTCACGATGGAAGGTGGACATTGGCCTGGTTTAAAGGGAGTTGCTTCAGATGCACAAGAGGATATTCTAAATATTGTTAAGGAGGGTATAGTTGATAAAAAGTCGTTAAAAGAAGTAAAAAATGAGATTAAGACAAAGTTATCACAATATACAGGTACTCCAACAACAGATGGAAGAGCTACTAAGATTGCAAGAACCGAAAGTACTAGATTTCATAACCAAGCTAAGTTAATATCATATAAAGAGAGTGGTCTGAAAGGTAAAAAGGTTTGGGACGCCTTCTTAGATGAGAGAACGTCACCAATATGTAGAGAACTACATGATCAAAAAGTAGAGCTAAATGAGTTATTTAAAACTAGTGATGGTCGTGAGTGGGCAGCACCACCAAGTCATCCAAATTGTAGAAGTGTAATACGATTTGAGTTAGAATAATAATTTTATTTATATACTAGATGGGGGTATACATATAATATGGAAGAGAAAACTATGATTAAAGCGTTTATGCCAGTTACTAAAACTGCAGATGGTAAGTTTGTAGGTATTCTTTCTGATTCATCTATGGATAGAGATGAAGAGGCTATGAGTAAGGAACTCTTACATTCATGGTCAAAGAATAAATCAGTTAAGGCATTAGCTAATCACACAAATAAGATGGAAAGCTGGGTTGGAGGTTGGAGAAACCTTAAGACTATTGGTAAAGGTAGCGAGACTGCATTAGTAGCAGAGCCTTGGTTCTTTAGTAAAGAAGCAAATCCATTAGCGGCACAAATTAAGAAACAAGTTGAAGAGGCTATAGAAAAAGGTGAAAATCCTGGTATTTCTATTGGTGCAATACCACATAAGACTTCTAAGAAAGAAATCGATGGCGAATACTATAAGATTTACGAAGAAGCAGAGTTAGTCGAAGCAACTTGGGTTCCTATTCAAAGTAATCGTAATGCGACCTTTGGTCACATAGCAAAACGATTTGATTTGAACCTTACGGATGAAATTAGTAAGGAAGAAACAGACACGGAGGTCAATAAAATGACTAAAGAAGAAGAAGTTATTAAAGAAACACCTCAGGAAGAGGAAAAAGAAAATGTTCAAGAACCTCAAGCAAAAGTTAAGGAAGAGCCAATGGCTGAAGAACCGGCGAAGGAAGAAGTTAAGGAAGAAGCTAAAGAAGAGCCTGAACCGAAACCGGAAGCGGTACCAGAGCCAGAAGCTAAACCAGTTGACGAAAAGCTTAACGAACTTGAAGAAGCAAATAAGAAAATTGAAGCATTAAGTTTGAAAGTTCAAGAACTGGAGGATCAAGCAATCCTAAAAGGTACAGTGGAAGGACCATTAACATCTGACGATGTAGTAAATGATTCACCACTAACTATAGAAAAAATGCTTAAAATAAGATTTGGAGGACAATAAAAATGGCATTCGGAGCAATGACAATGAGCAATGTTGAAGCTGGTCACATTTTCGAGAAAGGATTTGGAGTAGCAGGCATTGCCGAAGAAGAGGCTTATATGGACCCTTTGAGAGGAATTGATAAGAGAGTCGATATGGGTAAAAAAATGGAAGGAGCACTTCAAAAGGCACCATCCGCAAGTTCCACATCAGGAGGAACTTACACTGGATATGGTATGTTACCACCGTTTCTTGACCCTTCTATTGTAGATAGAACAGTTAGGGAAACACCGTTGGTTAGATTATTACCAAGAAGGGCAGTTAGAGGAAGAAGTTATGTTTATAACATAATCACAGCAAAGGCAGGAGCAGCATTCTTACCAGAAGACGCAGCACTATCCGAGCAAGTGGACACAAGAAGTACTGGTACAGGAACAATGAGATTCTTATATGCAGTAGGTAGAGTTACTGGAGTAGCAACAGCGTCTCAAACTATTATTAACATAATGGCAGAAGACTTGAGAGTTAAAACAGCAAGTATGAACGAAGCATTGGAAGACACAATTATCAATGGTGATAATGGTACAAGTCCAAACGAATTCGATGGTTTTATTCAGTTGATTACAACTAACACAACCAACAATGCAGCAGCAAACATTACCTTAGCACAGATGAGAACAGATATTAATACCTCATTCGAAGCAAATGGTTTAGTTGATTTGATTGTAACTGATGGTTACACATTAAACTATGTAAAAGGTTTATTGATGGACTATCAGAGACATATTGCACCAGTACCAGCTGAGTTTAACTTTGGAATCCCAGACGCATTTATGTTTGACGGAATAATGGTATTGAAAGATAGATACATGCCAGCAACCGCAACAAGTAGAAGAATGTTATTTTTAGATACAAGATACATCTTCTTAGCAGTATTGCAAGACTACACCTATGAAGAGTTAGCAAAGACTAACGATAGTCAAAAGTACATGATTAAATGGTACGGAACACTTATCATGACCTTTGAAGCATCTTCAGTAATGAGGTTTGGTCTAGCATAAGGAGGACAATAGAAAATGGCAGCAATAGCAATCGGAGATTGTACAGTTGTAATGTTATCAGCTTTGGCTGGACAAAATGTTTATAGTATTGCAACACCAGCAACAGCAGACCAAGCAGACACAATCGACGTAAGTACACTTTTCCCAAACGCATTTGTATTCGCAGCATGTGAAAACGCAACAGACGGATGTTTGTTGTCAGCAACAGCTGGAACTACAAGTATCACTCTACCTTCTGGTGGAACTGATAACGAGGCAAGAACAATTTACATAATGGGTTACTAAACCCTTTTTTTTATTTTTTTTAATTTAGTAAAAAACAATTTACCACGGTTTACTTATCGTGATGGAGGAAAACAATAAAAATGGCATACGGAATAAGTCAATTAGAAAATAGAAGTTGGACATTCAGAAATAGTATTACTGTTGAAGGTGATTTTACAATTGAGGGTGACTTAACATTTGGAGACGCAGCGACTGATACTTTATCAGTTACAGGATTATTTAGTCAAACCTACTCAGGTACAGATGACGGTCACACAGTGGCAGGAACTGGAAACTTAACAGCTGGTGAAGATTTAGTAAGATTTTCAACAACAGGAAGCATCAGTTCAACATCAAATGTTTTAGCAGTTGAACAAACAACTGGAGCAGGTGCAGCAGGAGCCTATGGTTTATACGTTAATTGTACAGGTACAAATGTAGAAGCTATTAAGGTAGATGCAGGTGATGTAGTATTTGATGAAGATTTAAATGTAACTGGTACAATCACTGGTGGAACTGTAACTGATGGAACCTTTAGTGTGACAGGTGGAGCGATAACTGGAGCAACAACTATAGCAATGGGTGGTGGACTTTCAGGAGTAACCACATTAGCAGCATCAGGTGATGTAACATTAACTACAGCTGGAGTTGTATCAAGCGTATCAAACGCAACGATGGGTTGGTATTTATCAGCAGCAATGCAGGCAATCACTGGTTCTGGAGCAATCACTATAACTGAATACTTCAGTACAATGAACACAACGGGTGGAGGAGCTTACACATTAGCAGACTCAACAATTAAAGGTCAATTGAAAAAGATTCAGTTAATAGTTGATGCTGGAGATGCAACATTGACACCAACATCTTTGAACGGTGGGTCTACAATCACCTTTGCAGATGTAGGAGACTATTGTTTGTTAATTTGGGACGGTTCAAGGTGGCAAGTACTTGAATTGAACAACATGGCAGATGGAGTTTCAGCACCAGTATTAGCATAAACATAAAACATTTTTTTATTTTTTTTATTTTAAACTTAGGAGGAAACAAAAATGCCAACAATCAAAGGTGGAATCAAGCTTGGAAAGAATATGAGTGATGAAGATATTGAAAAACTATCCAAAGCTATGAACAGACCTATAATTAAAAGAAAAAAGAAAGAGGAGTGATCATGATTATTGCGGCGTGGGACTCACACCAGCCGATGATAAGAATAAACAAGGAGAAAAAACAATGGGAACATTAAACGATAGAAAATTTAAGTCTATGTATAAAGATGTTAGTACAGGTACCGAATCTTATGCAGCAGACACTGCTAGTGCAACCGAATATGCTTCAGGTGTTGCAGGTAAATACACTAGTTCATTACCAACATTGACAAACAATGATTGGGGATTCTTAAGACTTACGTCAGATGGTAAGCTAATGGTTGATACCGAGCTTACACTTGATGGAAATATAATAATTGACAATGTAGCAGTATGGGCTACAAACATCGCAGATAGTTCAACAACCAGCTTTGCATTAGTGGATGCTAATGGACATCCACAAGTTGATGTATTAACAATGCCTGGTAGTTTAACAGGTTACGCAGAAGACACTGCACATACAACTGGTGATATTGGAATCTTATCCTTAGTGGTAAGACAAGATTCAGCATCAGCATTAGCAGGTACTGATGGAGATTATATACCTTTATCAGTTAATGCAGCTGGTTGGTTAAGAACAGTAACTTTAGCAGAGAAATCGGAAGATACAGCACATACAACTGGAGATGTTGGTAACTTTATATTAGGAGTTAGAGCTGATACACAAACAAGCTTTAGTGGAACTGACGGAGATTATACACCATTATCACTTTCACAATATGGTGAGTTAACACTAAGAGGATACGATTATTCAACTAACGGAACAAGAGTTGAAGAGATCGATCCTGTGAGTGCACATCACGTTGAGGAAACTTTAGCAGATGTGACTAACGGAGCTGATGACACATATTACTACTACTTTGATATGGATGGTTTCCAACACTTTGCAGCACAATTTACATTGAATGGTGGAAGTGGTACTTGTACAGTGACAGTAGAAGCAACCATACAAGATGATGGTACAGCACCAGCATCGTGCACTTATGTGGATATTACACTTGACGAGTTTGGAGTTGCAAACTTTACTGCAAGTGATATAATTATTGGAGACACATCATACGCATTCAAGTATGTAAGATATAAAGTTGTAGCAGCAACCGGAGCAGCAGATGATGCTGACTGGACAATATACAATAAAAAGATGTATTAAGGAGATAAAACAAAATGGTACAAAAATCATCAAGGGACTATGTCCCTACGGCTAACAGTGGCAATAATGTCACTATGGCGGATGTAATCGGTAACAAGACAGATGCCGATTCATCGGGTGGAGATTCAATCTACGCACAGACAAAAGAAACAATGGCAAGGTTAGCATTGCCATCACAAGATGGTGCAGCTAATAATAATGTAGGAGATGTCATTGGAAACAAAACAGACACTGCAGGTGGTACTTCAATCTTTTCTAATATTGGAAAAGTACAAGCA